CCATAATAAAAAGAATCATCATACATTTTTTTAATTAATTCTTCTTTATTATATATTTCACCATTTAATAAAGATATTTTTTCATATCTATCTTTTTTAGCATAAATACTTTTCATTTCAGGGATTGAAATAAAACAAGTATTATCTGAATTAAATGATGGACTTAAATTAGTAAGTAATGCATCTATTTCATGTGGCTTACTAAATTCAAATATTTCATTATTTACATTTATTTTAATACCATCTCCTGCCCAATTTTTAAAGTTTATTTTAGGAGTCATAAATGTTATATGTTTCCAATTTGATTTTTTAACTACTTCTCTCATTTTTTACAAATGTATTATTTATCATTTTACCTTTTCTGTCTTTTATTTCATTATATGCTGATTCAACACATTCTGGAATATTTAAATCATAAAAATATGTTAAGTTAGTTAACACAACAATCATATCTCCTACTGCATCTTTTATTTCTTCTTTATTATTTTTTAATATTGCTTGTGCTAATTCTCCTTGTTCTTCAACAAGTTTTATTAATTGTGTTTTGGGGTCTCCTTTATCTAATATACCTTTTTCTTTTGCCCATTCTAAAATTTTATTATATATCATAATATTACTTCTGGTTTTAAATGTTCAACATATGCATAGTTTGTTATTTGAAACTCTTCTGCATTAAAATCTGTAAAAGTAGATATGTTCATCAAATGTGGTAAGCTTAGGGGTTTATTTGATAAATATTGTTCTATTAAATTCATATGCGTAGTATATATATGAGCACTTGCAGCATTTATAATTACTTTTCCTGCCCCCATATCCAATTCTTTTGCTATTGCACTACATATTATTGCATACATACCCATATCATAAGGAAGACCAATAAACATATCAAGGCTCCTCATTGTCACCACTATATTTACAGTATCTGTTATTAATACTTGAAATGAATGATGACATGGAGGTAAAGCCATTTTTTTTAAATCATTCGGGTTCCAATAAGTAATTAAATGTCTTCTACTATTTTTATCTTTTTTTATATCTCTTATTAAATTTCTTATTTGATTTATCCCATTAAAATCTATTAATTGTTTCCCATATACAGGCCCTAATTCCCCATATTCATCTGCCCATTTATCCCATATTTTTACACCTTTATTATTTAGCCAATTAATATTTGTTCTTCCCTCTAACATCCATTGTGTTTCTATTGCCATTGTTTTAGGAAATACTCTTCTTGCTGTTATAATAGGAAAACCCTCACTTAAATTTGCTTGAATTTGCGTACCTATTAATTGACGCGTATCTCCGTTGCGGCCCTTTATTTTATGCCCATGAAAGGCTACATCTTTTAAATGTGCTTGATAAAAAAATTCAAATTGATTCATTCTTCCCCCTCTTCAAGTTTATTTAATGATGCTATATATGCTACTGCGTCTAATAAATTATCTTCTTTATGGTGATATGCTTCTCTTGCTAATTTCATAGCAACCATAACCATATGCACATCTTTACTTGTAATTTCTTTTTGTGTCATTAAAGAAGCTAAATCTGCACATCTTTGCATACATTCTTGCATTGGACCATACATCCTTTGCTTTTCTTCACCTCTTTCGTTTATTATTTCGTCTGCTTTTTTAAGTATATTCATATTGCAATATAAACATTTTTTGTTAATTATTTAATTTTGAATTAAAATTTTCAATTATATCTTCTTTCATTTTTTTATTTTGCTTATCTGATTCTTCTAATTGTTTTTTAATATCAAAATATTTATTTTTATAAACTATAGATCTACTTTGGTAATCTCTTACTGCTAAACGTGCTGTTTTAATATTCATTTCTAAAACTGCTACATACATACCAATTTTAGATAAATATTTTTTACATTCTTTTAATTCTTTATTATCAGATTTTTTTGACCATTCAATTAATGTATTACCAAGCTTTTCAAAATTATCTTGATACTCTAATTCTCTAATTAAATCTAATTTATCTGTACTCATTATAAATTGCTTTTAACTTATTATAAACTGTATTTACAAAACAAGGGCTGCAGTTTGTCATTTTTTTATTGTCTTTAAATACCCTGTTATATATTTTAAGTATTCTTTCAGGGTTTTGTATTTTATTTGTTTCATTTGTAAAAGTTAAATCTAAAAAATTAAATTCATCTTCAGTTAATAATTCTGGCATAATATATGGAAATAAATCATTTAACTTCTTTTTTCTTTTATCACACCCACAATCTACATCTAATGCATCCGCAACTGTGTCAACTACTTTTTTAATTCCAGTAGCTTTAGTTATTTTTTCAACTGTATCACCAAATCCTTTTAATGCTACTTTTTGTTGATATTCAAAATTAGCTTTAAATTTTTCATATTTTGTCATAATCTTGATTTTTATAATCTTCGTAATCTTCTGATAATTTATTTTTAATTATATTTTTTGCATTTTTTAATGAATTAAATATACTAACCCAACTTATTTTAGTTTCAGCTGCAATTTTTCTTATACTCATTCCTGAATCTCTATATAAAATAAATAATTTTTTATCATACCAATGCCAATTATCTATTTCTTTATCTATTTTTTTACATATTTTATTATATGCTTCATGCTCTTTTAAATCCGTATCATCTATAAGCTGAAGGATATTATCATCGATATAAACTTTACTAATTTTACGCTTACTATTATAATATAAATAATATGTAGTCCTAAGAGTAAAATACATATACCCACGGCGTATGTAGCCATTTTCAATAATTCGTTCTGGTTCAGCATATTTATAAAGTATTAAATAACTTTCTTGAACAATATCTTCTGCATAATCATATTCGCCAAAGCTATTAACTATTCTAATCCATTCTTTATGTTGCTTAGCTACAAGTCCAAGCCAGTCTGCTCGTTTTCCCATCTCACTGTTAAATTAACAATTCCAATTAAACATTGTATTGTATGCTCATCAATTCCATCTTCATATTGTTCTTTGTGATATAGGATGCCAATCATAAACCCTTTTATTAATGCTAAATAAACATCAGCTTTTTTAAGCTGTGCAATTATTAAAGTAATTAAAGCTGCTATTAATAAAATTTGTAAAATCAAAATCTTAAAAGTTTTTTATCTTCCATTAAATTTAAATCCATATAAGTAAAACCTATATTGTTTTTTTCCATTTTTAATTTAATGGGTTCATCAAATGGTGTACATCTTCCGCCTGTTTCCATTTCTTTAATTTTTAAAACATATATATTAGAATATATCCAATCTGTAGGGTGAGATGTATAACGATGAATACATATTAAATCATCACAACGGTTTCCCCATTTACCTCCGCCTTCTACACTAGCCATATTAAGAGGCATTGATAATCCTTCATATTCATGCCCTTTTGGATGTAATCTTCTTAAAGCTTCTGTAACTCCATGTGCATTTAAAAAAACTGTAATATTATTTTTTTTTGCAAATAATCTAAATTCAGATGCTACTTGATAATCATATTCATGACCACCAACTTCTTTATATAATTGTTTATCTTTTATTAAAGAATTATAAGGGTCAATTAATATTGAATCATAATCCCATTCTTCTTTTATTTCTTTTGCTTCTTGTAATAATTCTTTATATGAATATAACTCCTCAACATCTATTATTTTAAAATATTGTGTTGACCAAGCCAGTGCTGATTTAATTTCGTCATCTTCTGCAAGTGTTATTGGTTTCTGCATTTTAAACTCAATAATTTTTCTTTGTATTGATTGAGGTGTATTCTCAGAAGACCAAATAAGAAATTTTAAATGATGTTTTATAGACCAGAGTACGAATAAATACAATATAACAGTTGTTTTCCCCACATTAGCATGACCAATCAGCAGATTAAAATTGCCTTGCTTATATCGTAAATATTCGTCTATTTCTGGTATGTTTAATTTTAAACCCTCTTTAATACGACCATGCTTTATATCAAGCAGACGGTTATATAATTCATATGGGTTTAATATCATTAGAATGGAAGGTCGTTAGAGTCTGGTAATTGATCTGCTGTTTCTAAAGATGCTTGAGCTTGTAAAATTTCCCAGCCCATGATATTTGTATACCATTTGCCATTATATTCTTTTGACCTTGCATTTACTTTAATATCCACATTATCACCTACTTTAATTTGACTTAATATATCAATATTTTTATTTAAAAAGTCAATAGCAATATTTTGAGGATATTTACCCGGAGTCTCAACAATTATTGTTTTTTTAGTTAATTGTTTTGGTGGGTTTCCTATTGTTTCAGTATTTAATATTTGTTTTACTGTTCCTGATATTTGCATAATTATTAATCTTTATTATCTAAATTATATAATTTTTTATAATCTTCTGTAGTTGGTAAAAGATTTTTTTCAAAATATAAAAATTTACCAATTAATGATATATCTCCCAAAATACTTTCTTTTTCTTCAGGGGTAGCATTTCTCCATACAGGATTTAATGCTATTTCGGTAGCTCTATCTACAGCTCCTTGTTTACTTATAGAATCTTGTGTTTGTGTAATTCTAATTGTTTTATTATTCTTTGTCATTTTTAAAAAAATTATTAATTATTAGTTGTTTATCTTCTTTGTTTATTTTATCAGATTTTAATAACATAAACAAAATAGACCTTAATTCGTCTATTTCCTTTTGCTTTTCTTCAAGCAATTTTATATAATGTAATTCAATCATAAATTAAAGTTATAAAAATAAATTGTAAATAAAAAAAAAGAGGATAAAAAATTTACCCCCTTTCAAAAAAACAAAGAACAATATAAAGGCTAATGAACCTCCATATATTTTATTTTATCTTTATAATTCTTAATCATTTCTTCTAATTCAAAATCCGCATATTTAACTAATTCCCTTGATTTCTCTAATAATTCATGTGAAATATCTGCACCTAAAAAAAGAGAATATTTATATTGTTCCCCCGCTCTAAATACATTACAAGCTACACATTGCGCATGTACATTAGTTTCATCCCATCTAGTTGCATAATGTTTTCTTGAAATAAAATGCCCTGCTTGAATTCTTTTCCAATAATGTTTTTCTCCACATGTTACACATCGACAATACCCTTCTTGGTCTGCGTCTCTAAGTCTTATATATTGACTAAATACTGTATCTAAATTTTCAATTAATTTTTTTCTACTTCTTTTTTTAGGCATCCATATTATGAATTAGTTGCTTTCCAGATTCAGGGTCTATTTGTTTAATTTTTTTATAGATGTATTTAGAATTAGCTTTCACCTCTTTACGTTCTTGTTTTGTAGATTCAAGACCTAAATTAGTATACATTATAGCATCTAATTGTAATAATGAATCTGTTTTTTCTTTTATAGTAGTATTGTAATCTGAAATAATTTTATCAGCTAATTTTCTAATTTCATCCATTTGAATATTAAATTTTAAAGTGTTATACATAATTTAATTATTTTTAATTACCACTAACCCACCAAAGTTATCTACTTTTTTTTTAAAAGTAAATAGGGCAATTAAAATTCTTTTTAACAATTAATGTTTACGGCCCTGCCCTCTATACTTCTTTTTATATCCGCTTTGGCTTCTACTTGCATTTTTAGAATGTACACCTGGCCTTTTCTTTTTTGGCTTAAATATATATGTAGATATAGCTTTACGCATTATTTAAATGTGTACCATCACAATATCCATTAGGATCTTGAGTATTACCACAACCACATTTTGGTTTATCTATTCTCATTTAGATTTATCT